CTACATTTTTAGCCAACGCAACTAAGACAGCAGATTATGTTTCTTTATATTCTTGGAGAGAAGCATGGGCAGTAAACACTAGATACGGTGTTGGAGACGTTATTCAATACAACGGTATTGTTTATAAATGTATAGTTGAACACACATCAGGAACTGTTATTCAGGGAATTGAAGTCGGAAATAATGATTCTGAAGACGATAGTTTAGGCGAACATTGGGAAGTAGTTTATGAAGGCATAGATTATGTAGGCAACTGGAGCGCCGGAATAACATATAGAAAAAATGATTTAGTTAAGTATGGAGGCTCAATATTCAGAGTCACTGGTAATCATACATCGTCGGCAAATATTGAAATAGCAAATTTTGTTATTGAATTTCCAGGAAACAGTTTTAATGATTCTTGGAACGAATTAGTTTATTATGCAGAAGGAGATGTGGTAAGGCATGGCGGATACACTTATAGAGCAAATATAACTAACATTGGCGATAATCCTGCTCTATCATTATACAGTGATCCACTACCTGCTCCGGAATGGTCCGTATTAGTTAAAGCAACTAATTTAAGAGGTGATTGGTCCGCTTCGGAATCATACAAGACTGGAGATTTAGTAAGAAGAGGTGGAAATCTCTATACAGCATTGCTAGATACTGAGATTACTGCTGATGGATCAACATTAGATTATCTAGACGCTTCAAACTGGGAATTAGCAGTCAAGGGTATTGACTGGAAATCATCATGGAACATAGACAGAGAGTATGAGATAGGCGATTTAGTTGATTTTATCGGAAGTGTTTATAGAAATAATACTACACACACATCAAGCAATGATAATTATCCAGGAGACAACGGTTCTGGTTTTACTTTTTGGGATCTAGTTTTACTTGCAGGCGACAATGTTGGATTAAGAAATAAGGGAGATTTGTTAACATACGATCTTTCAAGAGGATTAGCAGGAGATACCAGCACATTTGGACCAACTAACATTCCAATAGGTCAAGAAGATCAAGTTGTCCAGGTAGATGCAGAAGGAAGCGTAGGTTACAATACATGGGGTAATGTTGCAAAATTTGTCTATGTAGCACCTAATGGAGTTGATGACGAAACAGATGCTAACAGAGGTATTAATCCTTTCAAACCATTTAAGACAATTAGATTTGCTTGCGAGCATGTAGAAGCAAGAGAAGATAGTAATTTTACAAAAATATCAGTAGCCGCAGGTGAGTATAAAGAAGTATTACCGATTGTAATTCCAGCAGGAACAGCGGTCCAAGGTGTAGAATTACGTTCAACAATCGTAAAACCAAATGATTCATTGTATGCAACATCGGACAGACTGATAAGAATAGCGGCACTTAATAGATTTAGCGGTATTATTCAAAATGTTTTAAGTTTAACTCCTATAACTAGGACTCCTGGAAACACAGAAACACAAAATGTTTCTACCGAAGGGTTAGCGGATATATCATTTGATCCAAAGCAGTATGTAGGCGGCGACGATATTTCTGGTGCTGAAATCTTTGATGATTACGTTAGTGCTGGAACTGCAACATCAATTCAAAGTAAAATTACTGAGATAATTTCTTTCATTAACTTTAGAATAGATTCGTCTGGAGTTGATCCTACTCTTTCGGGATCAAATACGGCAACAACATCGGATATGATTGCTAATGCTCGTTTAATAATGCAAAGAAACAGAACTTTCTTAGCAACAGAAGTAGAAAAATATATTTCAGTAACATATCCAGAATACACAGATGAATTGTGTGCTAAAATTTTAGCAGACATGCTTAAATTAGTAGATGCATTTAGATATGACATCTATTATACAGGAAATTATAGATCACTTCGAGAAGCAAAAAGATACACCAATTCGGTTTTAGGAAGTAAATTGGATGACATGTTCTATTGTAGAAATTCAACTGGTCTTAGAGACATGACAGTAAGAGGACTAAACGGAACACTAAACCCGCCAAATGTTTTTGAACTTTATAGAAGACCAACAGGCGGATCATTTGTTTCACTTGATCCAGGTTGGGGACCAGACGATAACAAAACATGGATAACTACACGTTCGCCATACGTTCAGAATGTAACTACATTTGGTGATAATTGTGTGGGACAAAAAATTGATGGATCCTTACATAACGGTGGAAATAAATCAATAGTATCAAATGACTTTACACAGGTAATTAGTGATGGAGTTGGTGCTTGGGTTTTAAATAACGGTAGAGCTGAACTAGTATCAGTGTTTACTTACTATGCACAGATTGGTATGTTTGCTGAACGCGGTGGTGTAATTAGAGCAACCAACGGTAACTCATCTTATGGTGATTATGGTTCAGTTGCTGACGGTAATGACCCTACTGAATCTCCTAGATTTGCTGAAGTTAATAACAGAGTTGAACAAGCCGAAGTAGCATCAGCATTTGCTGGCGAAGTTAATGATGAAATCCTTATATTAGAATATAATCATGCAGGTGAAAACTATTCGTTCGCTTCATACTCATTCCAAGGTGCGGGTGTTAATGCTTCGGTAGTTCATGAAGAAATAAGGGATGACTCGGTTTTTCAGGCTTTGGTTAAAAATGCTCCTGGAGATTCAGGAGGAACTGAAGGTGCTGGCGGATATTCAAACATAGGTAACAACGCACAGTTAGGAACACTTACTACCTTAACTCTTGCAACTAATGATAATAGCACCGAAGCACAATTATTAGGATTAAGATTGCTAATTACTTCCGGGCAGGGTGCAGGACAATATGGATATGTAGATTCATATAATCCAATAACCTTAGTAGTTAATGTTTTAAGAGAATCAGACGGTAAGCCAGGTTGGGATCACGTAATTCCAGGAACACCGATACGTGAACGATTATTCACAGACAACACTTATAGATTCGAACCAAGACCAGTATTTTCTGATCCAGGATTTGTTGCTAGTGATATTACACTGCCAGTTACACAGGCTTGGAACGATATAGTATATGGCGAAACTGAAGAAGTGTATAATAACATAGCAGGATCTGCAGGAACTGGAGAAGTTATAGGAGTTACACCAGTTCCAGCAACTTTTGATATTGTAAAAGTAGGAAGAAAGTATACAGTTGCAATAGATGAAAAAGGTGCTGGGTATGAAGCAGGCCAGATCATTACAATTAATGGATCGGTTTTAGGCGGTGTTGACACTGAACATGATATTATAATAACGGTCAGAACTGTTTCTGATGATAGCACCAACTCTATTACATCTTTTGATTTTGAAGGAACAGGAAATAGTGGAAAATTTGTGGCATTACCACTAACCAGTAACACACTTGCATATTCTTCTGATGCAGAAACTTGGGATACTTCTTTACTTGCTGGCAACGGGATACATCATGGCGCTGCTGGTAATAATAGATTTGTTGCAATAAGAAAGGCATCTGATAGTGTTGCTTATTCACTAAACGGCAGCACTTGGACTACTAGAACACTTCCAGTTTCAGGACAATGGACAGGAATAACACATGGAAATTTAGGCGGCACCTACGGCACAAGAGGAGTGTTCCTTGCTGTGGCAGAAGATGGAGACAAAGCAGTTTATAGCAGAGACGGCGGAATAACTTGGACACAAACAACATTGCCAGATATCGGTGATAGCTCATTCAACCAATGGATCGGTGTTGCATATGGTAAAGGAAAATTTGTAGCAGTTGCTAATAGTGGAAATTTTGCAGCAATTGGCGAATACAATTATGTTACTGACGTATGGACTTGGTCAACAACTATCATGGATGTTATTGCTGACAGTTCTGTTAAGGACTGGCAATCAATTGCATACGGTAACAACAGATGGGTAGTAGTTTCAAGCACTGGCGATGTTGGATATAGTCTTGATGCGCAAGATTGGTTTGGTGCAACAATGCCTTCGCAGGACGGATCAACTGCACACTTTTGGAAACAAATAAGATATGGACAGGGTGTATTCTTTGCTGTTGGATCAACCGGAAGTAGAGAAGTAGGAGCAGACTTACTTGCAGAAGAATCAACATTTGCCGCAACATCATATGGTGGTGATTATTGGACCGAACGACAGTTTGAATCTGCACAAAATTATGGAGCGATAGGCTTTGGAAATCCTGACATAACACTAGGTGACTCAACAACCCAATCAAATAGCACAGGAACTTGGGTAGCACTTACTGAAGGTTCGACAAACGTTGGGCAGAAAGTTTACACAGGATGTAAAACTAGAGGAAGAATTATCACAGAAGGCGGAAACATAAAAACAGTTAGATTATGGGAACCAGGAAGCGGTTACAGATCTTCTGGACCAACTCTAGAAATTATTGATCCAAAAAACACATCAGACGCATATGTTGAAATGCGAACGGGAGATGCTGTATTGGCACAGCCTGGGTGGATTAATAGAGGAGTTGGGTATAGAACAAGTTCGACCACTGTTGAAGTTTTAGGAGACGGATTTGCTGACATACTACCAAACGGTCAAAATCTTAGTATTAGCGGGCTAGAATTAATTCCTGGTCCGGGTGCTCAATTTAGATTTAGAGGAGATACCGTTAACTTTTACACAGTTCAATCAGTTGTAAATGAAGCATTTGATCCAGCACTAGATGGAACATTGACTGCAACCTTTAGAGTAACACCTAAATTAACACTTAATGATTTCCTAGAACATACATCTCAAGTAGAAATTAGAGAAAGATATTCACAGGTTAGAATTACAGGGCATGACTTCCTTGATGTAGGAACGGGTAACTTTGCTGAAACTAACTATCCTGCTATCTATGCCGATGGAGCAGCATTTACATATGCTCCTGAAAATGAAGTTTATGAGACAGCCGGCGGCAGAGTATTTTATGTATCAACCGACCAAAGCGGTAACTTCCGTTGCGGTGAATTATTTGCTGTTGAACAGGCTACAGGTATTGTAACAATTAGTGCGGACTTCTTTGACTTCCAAGGGTTAACTGAATTAGCATTGGGCGGTGTAAGATTAGGCGGCTCTGGTGCAGTTGTTAGAGAATTTTCAACAGATCCTCTGTTTACCCAGGACAGTAATAATGTTGTTCCAACACAGAGAGCAATTGCATCATATTTACAGAACAGGTTGAACGTTGGTGGATCAGATTTACTTACAGCGAGCTTTATTGCAGGAACTGTAAAAGTGGGTCCTGGAGAAATTTCAAATGTAGCAGGACTAGAAGTTACTTTCCCTAAATTAATGAAATTTGAAGGTGAAGAATCTGGAATAAGTGGTAGTATGATAGCCCAAACAATGTTCTTTAGATCATTTGACCAATAAGGAGTGACTATGAGTAATTTGCATAAATATAACATAACAAACGGAAAAGAAAATGGCAGAGTTTAAACTAGGTAGAATTAGATTTGTTTGGAAGGACAATTGGTCTGCATCCACACAGTATTACATTGATGATGTGATTAGATATGGTGGCCGCACATATATTTGTGCTGTTTCACACGTTTCTGATAATGATTTTTATGTAGATTTAACTTATTCTCCTACTAGATGGGATCAAATGAGTGATGGCCAGGAATGGAAGGGAGACTGGACAGCATCAACATTTTACAAACAAAACGATGTCGTAAAATACGGCGGACTAGTTTATCTTGCTAACACTTCTCATACTTCAAATGCAAGTTTAGGCACCGGTGCAGCAGGAGCAGAAGCAGCAACAGGATTAGAAGCAGATCAAGCAAAATGGGATTTGTATGCCGAAGGATTTGACTGGAAAGAAGATTGGTCTATACTAACTAGATACAAAGTAAACGATTTAGTAAGATACGGCGGCTATACTTATGTTGCCAAGATAGGACACACATCAGCAGCCTCAATAGCAGACGGCCTAGAGTCTCAGCCTAGTTATTGGCATACTTTTAATCCTGGAATTGAATACAAAAATAATTGGATTGATGGCACTAGATATAAAGTTAATGATGTTGTAAAAAGAGGTGCAGGTCTATGGATTTGTATTTTAGCACACACATCTACTGCTGATTTTGCAGCAGATACTACATCAGGATATTGGAGTCAGTTTGTAGAAGGTTTCGAATATGAAGGTGACCATGATGCTGCTACATTATACCAAATTGGTGATATCGTAACATATGGTGGTAATCAGTATGTTGCAAAAACAAATCACACAGGAACTACTCCAACCACAAGTGGACAAACTGATTGGGATTTATTATCCGAAGGCATAGATTGGCAGAACGAATGGACTAATTCTACTTCGTATAAAATAGGACAAGTTGTAAGCCTGAGAGGCTATACATATATTTGTATTGCTGATAGTCCTAGTGCTTCGATAACTGTCACTGCAACAGACGGTCCGAGCAAGATCTTTACTGCTGACGATACAGCAGATTTATCTATAGGGATGTCAATACAGTTTACAGGAACATCTTTTGGTAATATTTCTACCGATGCAACTTACTATGTTACATCTATAGATAGTGCAACGACATTTAAGATAAGCACGACTTTAGGCGGAACTGACTTTACGCCAACAACAGCCACAGGATCACTAACTGCTGTCGCAGCGGTTCTACCACCAAACGCATCCAATTGGAACAGATTAAACAGTGGTATTGCTTGGCAAGGCACATGGACGGATGATGCAGAATATAGACTTGGCGATGCTGTAAGATTTGGCGATAACGCATATATTTGTATACAAAATCACCGTTCGGAAGCAGATGATGGATCAACAATCGGCGAACAAGGCGGCGGCGCAGAAAATTCAAGACCAGATCAAGATACAGCAGGAAATTACTGGAATGTTCTTTCAATAGGAAACGACACTTCTGTATTATCTACAAGAGGTGACTTAGTTTATTATTCAGGATCAGGACCTACAAGATTACCGATTGGTAAAACTGGACAAGTTTTAATTTCAGATGGGGAATTACCTACGTGGACTGCTCTTGGTCAAGTTGATCAAGTTTATTATGTTGCACCACATGGAGTTGATCTTCCTAATCCAGATTATGGTTCTACACTTGATAGACCTTTTAAAACTATTAGATACGCATGTGAGCAAGTTGAACAAGGTCCAAGAAATCCTAATGCACAACGCTTATTAGAAATGAACAGAGCCTTCTTACAGAGAGAAGTTTCAAGTTATCTAGAATACCAAGTCGATAACGCAGCAGGCGGAAGTATTTGGGAAAACTTTGATTATGACGAATATAAATGTGAAAGAGATCTTGGATATACTATCGACAGACTAATTTGGGATTTAGGACACGGCGGTAACCTAAAAATAAGAGCAGCAGCACTTTCGTTTGTTAACGGATTTAGTGCAGATGGTGAATTTTCAGCAGCATCAGAAGATAAAGTTTACGGCGGCGCAGGATTGGCGGCAGAAGCAGAACAGTCAGTTGCAGCATATACATATCTAGAAACAATTATCGGTAGTGTATTAGCAAACACAGCACCAGCAACTGCATATCAAAATGCAGATGATTCTAGTGCAGTAGCAGCACAATACATTGATGAGGATTATACAACTGAAGCAGGTGTAACAACTACTGTTGGAACACTATTGAAGATTATAACAGACACAATTACAGCAGGCGACACAAGTAAAATTCCAGAAAGAGTTGTTCCAAATGTTGTAATTAATGTTAAAGCAGGAAGTTATAAAGAAGTATTACCTATCATTGTTCCAGCAGAAACAGTAATCTTAGGGGATGAAGTTCGTTCAACTAATGTTGCAGCAGCAAAAGCAAGTGATAGAACAACTGATATAAGCGATTCTTTCTATACAATTGACACATTTGAAAGATTAAGTGCAATCATTGGTGACGTAGTTTCTGGAACAGCAGTTACACCAACACCTGGTAATACAACAGCACAAGATCAAACTTGGCCAGTTGCAGATGATTCAGAAACGTCAGTTGAAACAATAAAACTTGTTGATGTAATGAAAGAACAAGTTGATTCTAGACTTGGCACTAAACATACAACTAATTTAACTGAGCCTGTAGGATACAATACTTCATACTTGGTAGGATACGGAACTGCAAAGAAAAATATTCTTGAAAATAAAAAATTCTTCCAGGAAGAAGTTGCCCAGTATATAACAAATAACTATCCTACTCTAAAATATAATAAAACAAAGTGTAAACAGGACGTTGGATTTATTATTGATGCACTAAGTTATGACTTAACATATGGTGGACATTTTCAAACTCTTAATGCTGCGAAAGCATATTGGGATGGAAACAGTTCAGTAAGTGCTCTTTCAGCATCCACTGTAACAGAAACTATTGCAGCATACGAATTCTTAAAAACTACTCTAGGAAATGTTGTAAGAGATCTTGCACCGCCTGCACTACAAGATACTATTCCACAATTTAGAAATGCGGATGCAGGTGCAGCAGCAAGAACTTTTGTTGAAGATACTTTCCAAATAGTTCTTAATACAATAGCAGGTGATTCAACAGGTGCAGATCTACCAAACACAACTGTATCTTCAATATCATCAAATGTTATAACCACATTAGCAGATCATGGATTACAAGTTGGAGATTCTTTTATTCCTTTGGAAACTGATAAGAACTTAGTAAAGGATACAAAATATTGGGTGGCTAGTATTCCAGCAACTGATGAATTAACAATTAGTGAGACATTTGGCGGATCTACATTTACACTACTTGACGGCAGTGGATTAAGTATTCCGGCACATAAAGAAGACTATCCAGCAGTAACAGACGGTGTAAGTTCAACAACAGCACTTATTACCGCTGCAGAGACCTTAGATGCGCAGCAAGAGGCATTAGTTACACTAGTCGACAGTTATATTTCAACAGAATATCCTGATTTAGTATACAACGAAGCCAAGTGTAAGAGAGATACGAGATTAATTCTTGAAGCAGTAATGTTTGACTTTATGTTAGGTAATGCTGCGGCAAATGCAGACTCTACGAACTTTGCAACACACATTGCAGGACTATCATATTTAAGAAGCACAGCAAGTGACGTGTATACACTAGGACAAAAAGCAGCAACAAGAGCTTCATACAAATATTTGGCTGGAGTTATTGCAGGAGACACAGCAACATACTTAAACAGTGATGCTACAGCAGCAGCAAGAGTTGAGTTACTAATGGATAAATTAGATACAATTTTCTTTGGTGCTACTAATGAAGGTAATGTATGTGCAACTGAACTTCGTGTTAGAGATTATGCTAGATTAAAATTAGAACAAAATAGAACATTCATTCAGGATGAAATTGCAGCATACATTGACGGAACGTTTAGTGACACTGCTACTAACACAACTGTGACAACTAATGTAATTACCATTACTGACACTAGTTGGTTAAAAAGAAATACAGCAATTAAATTTACAGGAACCGGCTTCGGCGGCGTAGAAGTAGATACAACATATTATGTTCAAGATGTTGTTAGTGCAACTACATTCACTATAGGAACTACTAGATATGCAACTACAGCGGTTACACTTACAACAGCAACTGGCAGCATGGGGCTTGAACTAGTATATGATAGTGCATTGTGTGCTAGAGATGTTGGAACATACATTGATGCATTAAAATGGGATCTACAATGGACTTCAAATTATAGATCAAGATATGTTGCAAGATACTATGCTAACGCAGTTCTCGGATCACAAGAAGAAGACTTTTATTACCTACGCAACGGAACTGGTATTAGAAATCAAACAATGGACGGCTTGAACGGTAGTCTATTACCTGAAAATGCATACGGAACTTCAAGGGTATCAGCAGGCGCTTACTGCTCGTTGGATCCAGGTTGGGGACCAGCAGACTTTAGAACTTGGATTGTAGCACGTTCACCTTATGTGCAGAACAACACTACATTTGGTTATGCAGCAATAGGACAAAAAATTGACGGTGCACTACACGACGGCGGTAACGATTCGATTGTGTCAAATGACTTTACGCAGGTTATAAGTGACGGTATCGGTGCTTGGGTAGCAAATAACGGTAGAGCTGAACTAGTATCAGTGTTTACATACTACTCACACGTTGGTTACTTGGCAACCGAAGGCGGTAGAATCAGAGGAACTAATGGTAATAACTCATACGGTGACTTTGGTTCAGTAGCGGAAGGATTTGACGGATCAGAAACACCAAATACTGCAATAGTAGATAATCAACTACAGTATAAAGCAACTGTAGATAGTGCAACAACTGACGGCGAAAACGAATTCTTACAATTTGAATACGGAAATGCAGGTATAGAATATACTGACATAAATTGGGGACTATTTGGAGCAGGTGTTAATGCTGCTGCTGAACAGGACAAAGAATTTAGAGATGACGGAGCATTTACCGTAAGATTATTGGATAATGTTGACGATTCAACAACTGCTCCTGAAGCAGAAGGAAACTTTGGAGGATTTGGATACATTACAAATTCAAACACTTCACAGGGTGGAACAACAACACAGATTACGCTCGCTGCAACAGATAGTGAAACTAGTTTAGCATATGTAGGTATGAGAGTATATCTAACAGCAGGAACAGGTGTAGGACAGGTAGGAACCATTGCTACTTATAATTCAGGAACTAAAATTGCAACAGTTACTAAACCATCAGACGGCACTGCTGGATGGGATCATATAGTAGCAGGAAGAACTATTGTTGCACCTGATGCTTCAACAACATATACAGTTGAACCGAGAGTGTCATTTACGGCACCACCATTCTCAACAACGGCTAAAACTTTAACAACGACAACTACTTGGGCAGACATTACATATTCTGGTATAACTGAAAGTTTTGAAAATACATCTCAAGGAACAACAAGCGGAAATGGAACTGGTGCAACATTTGATATTACTAAGAGAGGCACAAAATATCTTGTAAGATTAGACGCTGGTGGAACTGGATATGCTAGACTTGACACCATTACTATTGATGGATCTAATCTAGGCGGAATAACATCCACTAATGACATTGATATAACGATTACTAGTATAAATTCCGCGACTGGGGCAATACTAGCATTTGATCAGTCAGGAGTTGGCGCAGGCGGAAACTTTGTTGCATTACCTAGTGCAAGCGGAAACACTGTAAACTACAGTGTAGATGGAACTACATGGGCAGCAGCAACTACATTGCCAGTTTCCACTACATGGACATCACTAGCAGGCGGAAGATTAACACTAACTGAAACTGCTGGAGAATTTGTTACAGGAAGATCATACACAATTGTAAACACTGGAGATACTCCTTGGTCAGCAATTGGATCAAGTTCAATTGTTGCAGGCACAGTATTTGTTGCAACAGGCGTTGGAACATTTACATCAACTGCTGGAACAGCAACTCCTAATGCTGAAAGAATTATAGCAATTGCTGGCGGATCAGGAATTGATGACACTACATTCTCAGAAGATGGCGGTGTAACGTGGACAGCAGGAGGAAACCTACCATCTACAGGATCATGGAGCGATGTAGGATATGGTGCTGGTAAATGGATGGCTGTTAAATCAGGATCAAATGAAGCAGCAATTACACTAGATGGCGGCGCAACATGGACAGCAACTGATGCATCATTACCAAGTTCAACTACTTGGGTTTCAGTAGCATACGGTGGCGGATATTGGGTAGCAGTTTCAGACACGGATGCTGTTGCATACTCTGCAGACAGCGGCGCAACATGGACAGCAGGTTCAGGGTTAAGTTCATCGCAATGGGGCAGCGTAACTTGGGGTAATAACAGATTTGTTGCTGTTTCATCCACAAACGGAACTCTTGCAGCATATTCATTAAATGGTGCTACGTGGGTAGAAACTACACTTCCATCAACAGGTGAATGGCAGCACGTTGAATATGGCCAAGGTGTATTCCTTGCAGTCACAGCAACAGCGGCTGCTGCAACATCACCGGATGGAATAACATGGACTGCTAGAACATTAAGCACAGCAGCAAACGGATTTACAGCCAGTGCTTTTGGTAATCCACAACAAACAGGAAGATTTATATCAATTGGTAGAACATCTACTGATATAGCAAGTGATACTAGAACGGGTGCAACAACACAAGCAAGAGCGTTTGTTGCAACAGAAAAAATATTTGCAATCAGAATCACGGAGCCTGGATCAGGATATACTTCAACCGCACCAACAATAACGATTACGGATCCCAACAATACATTTGAGGCTCCAACATCAGTTAGAATAGGTAAGGGATTATTAGGACAGCCAAGTTGGACCAATAGAGGAACAGGCTATGTGTCTGGTAGTGCTGCTGTTGATACAGGTGATGGATATGCAGACTTCTTCCAAAGCGGATCATTTATAGCAGTAAGAAGACTAACCAAAGTTCCACCAGTTGGATCAAACGTTGTATTTGGACATCTTCCGGCAAGAACATTTAAATTGGTTCAAGTATTATCATTATTAGGATCAAACGACGGATCATACACAGCATTCTTACAAGTGGCACCGGATGTAACTGTGTTTGACAGTCCAGTTAATGAGACTACTGTTACTATGAGAATTAGATATTCACAGGTTAGATTAACAGGACACGACTTCCTTGATATAGGAACGGGTAACTTTGCTGAAACTAACTACCCTGGAACTCCTACACAGAATCCAGTGCAGTTACAAGAAACACAAGAAAGTAATAGTGGTAGAGTATTCTATACATCCACTGACCAAGATGGTAACTTTAGAGTTGGTGAATTGTTTACAATTGAGCAGTCAACTGGTGTTGCAACATTGAATGCTGATGCATTTAATATTTCAGGACTGCAAGAACTATCACTGGGAGAAGTTACACTAGGTGGAAATTCAGCAAGTGTAACGGAGTTCTCAACAGATCCGTTCTTTACTGAAAATAGCGATAATATTGTTCCAACACAGAGAGCAATTAAATCCTTTATTAACTCACAAATTGGTGGCGGTGGTGCTGCACTTAACGTAAACAGTGTTACTGCTGGATTTATTTTGATTAATAACAATCAGATTACAACCACAACTGGAGCAGTTATTGAAATGAAGGCTACATTTAACTTCCAGGGCGGCGTAACAGGGTATCCGCTAGCATTTAACTACTTTTTGACATAAATAACATTGGAGAACAAATAAAATGGCAACAGGAATATTAGGAACAAAAGATTGTGCAGCAACAACGTATGAAGCGTTGTATACTGTGCCTGCTGATACTTTTAGTGTCGTTAGCATTAGTGTTTTAAACAGAACAGCCGCTAACAAAACCATTAGATTAGCAGTTACAGCAACAACACCACCAATTGCACCAAACAATGCTGAGTTTATAGAATATGAAGTTCAGTTATCACCAAATGGTGTATTAGAGAGAACGGGTTTAGTATTGGATGCTAATAAGAGTATTAGTGTTTATTCTAGCGACACTGGAGTTTCTGCTGTGGCAATGGGCATAGAAACAGCAACGGCGTAATTGATAATTAGGAAAAAATAAAATGGCAAGAAGAATAGCAACAGGAAGAGCGGGAGGTATCCTTACAGGGGGTATCCTTGTTGAAAAAGAAAATACTCTGACAGCCAGAGAAAATGATAACGTCAAGATTGAACCCAAAGGAACAGCCATTTTTGAAGTTGTTGGTAATCAGCAATTGAACAGTCAGGGTGATCTTAGATTTGCAGATTCTGATTCTAGTAACTGGGTTGCTTTCGAAGGTCCAGCGACTATTAGTTCTAATGTAACATGGACACTTCCAGATGCAGATGCAACAGAAGCAAATCAATCATTGGTATCAGATGGTGCAGGAACATTAAGTTGGGTAACAACAGGAGCCCAGATTACAGATAACACAGTGGATGCTACTGTAAACTATCCGATTTTTGGAACATCGACAACAGGAACATTGTTAAATGTTAGAACAAGTTCATCAAAATTAACATATACTCCATCAACAGGAACACTTGAATCCGATGCAATGATTGTAAACGGAACTATAGATGCTCTTAGAGAAGAAAATGCATACACTGCATCACACACATTTGTCGCAGCAGACCAATCAAAAGTAGTCAACATGAATAACAGTTCAGCTGCAACACTAACAGTTCCCAATGACACCACATACACTTTTCCAGTAGGAGCAATTATTTACTGCTATAGAAACGGCAGTGGAAATGTAACCTTTGCTGTAGAAGCCGGCGTAACAATTAACAAAGTTGGAACAATGGCACAATACGAAGAATTTTACATTAGAAAAAGAGCAGCCAACACTTGGGTAGTAATTGATGTTCCGAAAGCAGCAAGTGCATCGGGTGGATCTGTTGGTTCGGGCGGTGGAAATATAATTCATACATTTACCGGTAACGGTAATTTTGTGGTAGGATAATGAAAACAGGAGAAAATAACAATGCCATTTATTAATAGTATTAGAAAAAATTGGGAGGTTAAACATCCTGATTCAATACCAACATTAGAAAGATTTGACATCTCGGGCGGTGATCAAGTATTCACAGCAGGCGGATATAGAGTTCACATGTTTACCAACCCTGGTGAAAATGAACTAGTAATTAATTCATTACAAGATAAACAACCTGAAGGTGTGTTAGGCCTACAAGCATCTACACTTGATATTGAATACTTTGTTCTTGCAGGTGGCGGTGGCGGTGGCCTTTGCATGGGCGGCGGCGGCGGTGCCGGCGGCTATCAAACAGGTGCAAGCACAGCAGGCGCAGGATCAACTGCCGTATCAATCGGAAACGGTGGTCCTGGAAGTCCAAGTAGAGGAAGATCAGCATCTCAAAACGGCCAGCCATCAAGTTTTGGTGGGTTAACTTCCACTAGAGGTGGTGGTGGCGCAAGTTGGAGTGGTGGCGCTGGCCAACCTGGAGGAAGTTCAGGTGGTGGATCCACAAACGGAACAGGTGCTGGTTCAAGAACATCAGGCCAAGGTAATAATGCACACCCAGGCGCGGCAGGCGGTTGTGGTGGTTATAATCGTGGTGGCGGTGGTGGAGGAGCAGGCGGCTCAGCACCAGGTCAGAATGGCGGAAGTTCAGCAAGCAACAACTATAGTGGAGCATCAGTAGCATATGGTGGTGGTGGAGGCGGCGGTGCTAACGGCTGTAACTCATCAGGCGGTGGCGCAAATGCAGGTTCCGGAAGATCCAATAGCGGAAGAGGCGGCAGTGCTTCAGGAAATCGTGGTTCAGGCGGTGGTGGTGGTGGATATTCACCAGATGGCGCTGGCGGAGATGGTGGATCTGGAATTGTTATCATTAGATACGCTAGTTAATTAAGATCCAATATTATTAATCGGTAGTCGTTTGATGCTATAAATACTAGCATGAAACACCACTTAGACACTTTTTATTCAGTAGAACGATTTGCAAAGCACGATGACTTAAAGCATGAGTTGTTAAAATTACTCGACGTGGCCGAATATACAGATCAAGTATCATTAGATACTGAAACTAATATTTCTAAGACTGATTGGAATCACTGCAGAAATTTTAATACACGCAAATGGGTAGCATATCTGTGGAAGGATCTTATGAATCATGTTTTAGAACAATATAAATCATGCGGTTATAATTACTTTACAGTAAGTGAACTATGGTTTCAACAATACTATGAAAATAGCGAACACGGCTGGCACGTTCATGCTGATAATTTTACTAATGTATACTATGTAGAATTACCAAATTCAACACCAAAGACTAAAATAATAAGTCCATGGGATCAATCTACTGTAATTGAGCTTGATGTTAAAGAAGGAGATACTGTCTTCTTTCCTAGTTTTGTAATGCACAAAGCACCTCTCAATAAATCAACAGAAAGAAAAACAATAGTATCTTGGAATGCAGGAGTAGACATTCCTGATCAAAAATACGGAGAAATAAACAAAAATGCCTCAATTTAAATCTACATATAATATAATGATAAGACCAGATGAAGACGAAGTTTTTAATCCTGATTGGATGAATTCGGATAAACTTGTATTACCGCCAAAGACTAAATGGACATACGATAGAGAAATGGGAATTGACGATGTAGATATTTGGGAAGTAATGCACGAATCTAGCGGAGGAATAGGATTGTATGCATCATGGGCACCGTATGCAGAATTTTATTTGTTAACTACAGGCTGGCTGCCCATAAAGGAAGGCCAATGGGCAAATGATAAAATATTTGAAACTTATTATGGGCAAGGTGCTCAAAGAAAAGTTGTTAATAGAATAAAGCAACTGGGTCTTGAAAAACTAATAATACTTCCCGTTCACCAAACATGGGTTGATTCTGAAGATTTGTGGTTACATCAAAAGTCAACTAATTAAGTATTATTTAAAACTCTTCTTCTGATGATATATTTTCTTGTAGCCGCCTACAAAGTATTGTCTAATTTTTTCAACCATAGTTGATAAATTTTCATTGAATGGTTCAGTTTTCATTTCCCAAGCATCTCTCTTCATAGGAATCATATGCATGTATGGAGTTCCTTTAGGTATTATTCCTTCAAATCCTTTTCTAAAAAAGAAAGGATGATTAGTCACTTTTTCCATATAAAATTTATCATTATCAACTATTGCGGTTAGATTTAAAAATGGTAGATCAAAACTATTCCATGGTTGTGTATAAATCATGGACCATCCATCAGGAAGTTGTGGTATCCATGGCTGTTTCCAAGTAAATTCTTGATCGAAATAATTCGGAGGCGTTGGAAAAAACATTTTATCTTTTTTTCTATGGTCAATAATTCTAGGCTCTGAAGGATAGATATATTCAAAATCATCTTCCATAATTTTTACATGTAAATCAACCCAAGTTTCTTGCATGTATCCTGTGGTAAGAGAATCAATGAACGGAGGACATTGTTTTAGAGTTGCATTACCATCACCGTTCTCGTCTATTTCTAATTTGCCTGTAGAAAACATTGGAACTTTCTTAATCCATTCTGGCATATATGCTTTTGCTGGCTTCGGCGGCGGAATTAAAAGTTCAGCATCTTTCGATACCGGTCTAAAAATAATTTCTTTCATGATGTCTCCTCTGTTAGTGTTGCGTATGCACTAATGACATACCTTGATTTATTTTCACCTATTACAGAAACCGAATCGTTGTATGGAAAATCGTAATAAACATAATTCCAAGGCGGCGGCATTTCGTTACCCATTAGTGATTCTGTTCTTTTTATTAAATTGTCGCATTCATTATCATCAACGATATTATCTAAAATCATTACATTATTCATCATAATCCTTCCAGAAACTCGGTGTGGTCAACAGCATGCATTAATAATTTATCAATAGTTTCCTTGTATTCTGATGGTTTTGGAATTAGTTCTTCGTATCCACGCAGATTAACTTTATCATGGTTAATGCCTATACCATTTATTACCTGTAGATAACTGTAAAGTGCAAAATTTCCTGTGGTCTTAACATCACTAGTTTGGAAGAACCTTAGGTTATTTTCTTTAATATTGTCTAACATAGTTTGCAGTCTAGGAGGAATAGCATAATTGTGTTTAAAGTTTTTCCAAAATTTGCTTGTATTTCTTTTTGTCATATAATGAAGATACACAAAACTTAACGTATCATCCATATTGTTTCCTATAATTTCATTAAACAAGTCTAAACTTTTTTGATTAGGATTTTTTGTTTCATTTACAAAATGTCTAAAAGTTTCTAGTTGTTGTATGGTCAAAAACAGAGAAGTGGCTTCTAAAGGTTCCACAAAACTTGCACTTAACCCAACGGCCATACAGTTTTTTATCCATACGTTTTGATATCTGCCTGCTTCAAATGGTATTACTTTTCTAACAGTTAGATCTCTTTTAAAATAATCTTGCGCCTCATCAAGGGCTTGTTGTTCGTCAATATAATCACTATCAAAAATATAACCAGATCCTATTCTATGCTGTAACGGTATTTTCCATATCCATCCGTGCTCTAGTGCTATTGCAGATGTATAAGGATCAATTTTTTTATCCTGGTCAATCCAAAAAGGAATTCCTTTCTTCATAGGAAGGTGTTTTGAATATGAAATCCATCTTTCATTAAATACTTTATCTATAAGCAATCTTGCAAACCCAGAACAGTCAAAGATAAAATCAACATCAAACTTTATTCCATTAGTCAAGTTAATATTCTTAATATAACCTGTATCTGTTTTTTCCACATGACTGAAATCTCCAGTTACAATTTCAATACCTCTTTGCAATCCTACATTTTGCAAATATTCAGATAAAAGTTGTGCATCAAAGTGTAACGCATACTTGTGTCTATCTAAATCAACTAATTTTTCATATGATAATTTAGAAGTATAGATATATTCTTTGAAATCTAAATTATTCTGCATTAAATGTTTAAGATAATAGTCTTCGCATCCGGAATCAAAAATATTTTTGATATGAAAATTAGAAACTAAATCGCTAAACCCATGAAAATATTTCTCCCCATCTCCGTTCCAATTTTCAAAGGATATGCCATTTTTTATACTTCCTTTAGTTTTTTTCAGCACATCTATTGGATCAATTTCTAATTTATTCAAGAAATCGATTATGTTAGGAACAGTTCCTTCTCCAACACCAATAGTTCCTATCGATTCTCCCTGAATTAATTTAACATCATCTAAAGGAAATAATTTTTTTATAAACAATGCTGTAAACCAACCAGCAGTTCCACCGCCTAGAACGCAATAATTTTTTTTCATATTAGTCTATATACCTATCTCTAATCCAAGTCACCAGCGCATACTTTTGACCTTCTGTTACAGGATGCGCTACATGGCTGTATGCATAATTAGAAGGAAAAAGAAGTAAACTACCTTTCTTAGGTTTAATCTTAACATTAAAATTTGGAAATTCTAACTCCCCTCCCGTGTAATCTTCGTTAAGATAACATATTGCAGATATGGCTCTACCGGTGACAGTGCTGCCATCGTAATGTGCATGATATTGCTGACCACCACTATATCTTAACATATTATAATTTTCATGATAAAGAGGTTCACCTAGACTATATCTGTCTGTATACGGTATAGAACTGGCTAATAACAACATGTAAAATTGATTATGAATATTTTGCAATGCTCCGTTATTGGTTATTTCTGCAAGATTCGTTACCCCTAACATCAAATTAGTTCTCACTTGTTGATCAGTTCCTAGATTTAATGTTGTTGCTGCTTCCCATCCTATACCCGAATTAGGGTCTTTGTTTAAATTTTCTATAGTTTCTATTGTTCTTTCAGGATCTGGCCAAATACTTTCAAAGATGTCTATACACCCTCCTACAGTCTTAGTAGGCAGTATTTCCCCAGGAAAAATTCCATTTATTAATTCAGACATTCTATCTCCAACATAAATAATACTAGCAGTTTACATTGTATTTATAGCACTGTTACTGCTCCATATAAATATATGAAATTAGATTATAGGATTTGAAATGAAAAATATTAGCATTATATATAATATTGAGTCTAACACTTGGACAGAAAATATATCAGATTATGAGAATGACTTTCAGTCTATTTTGGAATTTAGTATAATTTCTAGCAAAGAACTTACTAACATAAAAGGATTAAAATTAGAATGCACAGTAATGTTAGGTCCAAAGCAGATAGAAAATTTTGTTTATCCGCCAAATAATGTAATGGTAGATACGACGTCAAGTGCTCCGGTATTTTCTGAACAGTTTGAAACGCTACCCGATTCAGAGTATTCAATACACTGCTGGTTACAAAAAAATGCAGAAGAATTTACACATGATATAATCTTAAGAACCGGAAAACCAGAAAAAGAATTTCCTTCTTGGGTGTGGTCTCCAGAGGACAGAATGTGGGCAGCACCTAAACTTATGCCTGGCATCGGTCCATATACTTGGGATGAGGAATTATTAGATTGGGTTTATCAAAAAGATACGCCTATGGCTAATCCAGGTCCTGGTTATGAGGTTGAATAATGATATCGTTTGTTACAAAGGAAAAAGCGCAAGAAAGATACGATCACTGTAAGAAGTGCGAACACTTTGTAAAAAAAACAACCACTTGTCTAAAGTGTTGGTGTTTTATGAAATTAAAAGTAACTGTTTCTGATTCCGAATGTCCTATCGGAAAGTGGAAATGATAAATGTTCTTTCCTTACACGATATAATTCAATATCCTTGGGGATGTATAAAACCTTATAATCCAGCAGCAGTTAATAAACTTCCTCCTATTTGGAGATCTAATAATCCTCCAACAATAGAAGAAATAACTTTGTGGGAGGAAATTTATCAATCTCCTGGCACACTGGGCGTATTTGCAGCATTTTCACCTAGAGCAAACTTGTATATAATTGTTCCGGCAGTTAATAATTCTATTGAAAATATAGAAATTTTTTATGACGAGGAAAAATTAGTCAGTCGGCTAAAAGATTACAACATAAAATTAAGAGAGTTTATTTAACAACTCCATTTAAGTTTGTATAGCGACATTGATTGTTCTGTTTCAAATTTTATAGATATCCACTTATTATCACTGTCCTTTAAAATTTTAACGTTATATTTTTCATTCCAAAGATTTTCTAAAAGTTTAAACATTTCCATATTGTAAGGTTCACTACTACTATCGCCAGAAGAAAACAAGTCACGATTTCCTTCTATTAAAGCAATGTTGGCTCTAACAAACGCCGGATGCATGCTATTACCTACAAAAATATTAATGACATTATTCATGTTTTTATAAACTCCTATTAATACTTATCTGATAAATACAGTATGTCCAAAATACCAGTATACACAGCAGTCAGAATAATACCAAGAGAACAAGATTATCTTAATAGAAAAAGCGGTTCATCTGGTGAAATTTTCTTTGACTCAGGAACAAATACATTACGCCTATATAACGGCCAAGTAACAGGCGGTAGCAGTTTAGTAACAACTACAGCAAGAGATGGAAGTATTGATCTTCCGTCAATACAAAAAAATAAGATAAGATCACACTGGGACACACTAGCAGACTTACAAAGCGAAGTTAGTCCTACAACGTATCATGGGATGATAGCACATGTGCATTCCGAAGGAAGACTATATTATGCACATGCTGGAGCATGGGTAGCCGTTGCTAATCTCGATGAAGCCGGAGGCAGTGGTGAAGTAAATCAAAATTCATTCAGCAATATAGCAGTTGCAGGACAAACAACTGTTGCTGCCGATACAACCACAGATACAGTTACATTTGCTGCAGGATCAGGAATGACCATTACAACTGACGATGCAACTGATACTATTACATTTGCTTCCTCGGGCAGTGGCGCAAACAGTTGGTATAACATATCAGGAGATACAGGAACTGCAACACCAGATCAGTCTACTGATACACTATCAATTTTAGGCGGAACAAATATTACAACTGCTGTAAATTCTAGTGATGACTCTGTTACAATAAATGTTTCAAGTTTTAGTATTAACTTTTTAAGTGATGTTGATACTGCTAGTAGCGCACCTACTACAGGACAGGTTTTAAAATGGAACGGAACAAATTGGGCTCCGGGTGCTGACGTCGCTGAAGGCGGTGCAGGACTTGATGCTGACACATTAGATGGATTTGACAGTGCATACTATTTAAATTACAACAACTTTAGTAACACACCTAGTGTGCTTACACTAGCAAATTTAAGTGTTGGACCTGAGAATTCACCAGATGGTAACGGTGCAGTATCTTATAATAATGCAACAGGAGTTTTTAATTTTACTCCTCCTGATTTAAGTTCATACATAACAGATTATACCGTAACTCAAGCAGATGTTACACAACATCAAGCGGCACTAAGCATTACAGAAAGCCAAATAAGTGATTTCGGAACTTATCTTACAGATCTAAATGCTGTTAGCATAGATACACTTAGCGATGTTGATACAACTACATCAGCACCAACTAATGATCAAGTCCTTGCATGGAACGGTTCCAACTGGGTTCCTGCGGATGCTGCTGAAGGAGGCGCCGGAGAAGCAAACCAGAATGCATTTAGTAACATAGCAGTTGCTAGTCAAACAACCGTTGCTGCTGATACTGCCACTGACACTCTTACATTAGTTGCAGGTGCAGGAGTAAGCATAAGCACCAATGCTGCTTCTGATTCTATCACAATTACTAACAATGACACGTTTTCCGGAGGAGCATTTGATGGACTAGGACAAGTTGTCACAGCAGGTTTAACTGTTGATAGGATTTATCTACCAGCAATTACAATGCTTGTTGTAACAAATACAGGCGTAACTGCTTATAATTTTGATCAATATACAGGAAATAATCCAACTATCTATGCTATAAGTGGAACGACTATTGCATTCAAATGCGAATGTCCAGGACATCCTTTCCTAATTCAAACTGGTGCCGGCGTAAATTATAACACAGGACTTATTCATGTGTCTAATACAGGAACAGTATTAGAAGGTGCATCCGCTCAAGGACAAACTACTGGTGTTTTGTATTGGAAGGTTCCTGAAGGTATAAGTGGTGGATACAGATATCAATGTAGTTTTCATGCAGCCATGGTAGGAAGTATTACTATTAAATCGTTCGCTGCTATTTAGAGTCCCAGTCTTTCAACTTTTTATCTATCGATCTTCTTAGCTCAATAATGTCGTCCTTAAAATCAGATCCTAAGGATTTCATTTGCTTTGATATTATCATTTCTACGTGTTGCGAATCCATAGATTTTACTTTTTGTTCTAATCTAAACAGCAAATTTTCTAAATCAGATTTTACTCTTAGATCTGTAATTTGATCAATTCTATTTTTAAAATCATTATATTCTTTTTGAAATGGTTCTGAATTATACAGTGATAGCATCTTCTAACTCCAATACAGTTTCTATTTTTGTTCTAATAAGGTTATTATTTAATGTGCTTCTGAGTCCCACATGCACATTCTTGGGTAGGTAATTTAGATCACACCAGCAAAACGTAGGAACTGTTTTGGTTATAAATTCATCATTTACTAGACAAATGTATGTTCCGTATTCAAAACCTTTGTCCTTGGATAGATACAGTTCTATGGGCAGTATCTTACCTTGGGAGAATTTTTCCTGCAAGTCTCGGCTATCTTCCATTACTGATTTTTGTAGTGCAAACGTTGGCACTGTCCATTTTTCATTCTCAAGAATGAGCAGTATTCTTCGCGAATCAAGTGATAGATATAATAGTCCTACTCGTTTTTGCATATGAATACTTATGCGCCTTCTGGGTCAAATCTCCAGTAACCTGGTGCATACTCTCCTTCAAAGGATTTAAGCCATTGTATTCCATCCCACTTGTATTGTATTCCTGTGGTAATGTTTGAGAGATAGGTAAAATCTTCTACTACTGCTGGATCGAATATTACGGCCCAACTGCTTCCGTTCCATTCAATAACACTGTTTGCCTTTACGGCTGTATTAATTCCGTCCTTGTTTTTCCACCCATCGGCATCATCGGCTATGTCTTCAAGTATAAGAAAACGATGTCCTGTTGGTATATTGTTAATTCCGTTTAGCCTTGAGATAGGGTTATAAGTTGTTGGATCTATGATTGCATCAAATGTTCCTTTGCCGTTAGGATATTGAGGACTTTCAAGCAGTGTGTTTTCAGTATATCCCGGTGAATCCTTATCTATGCTAACCAACATCATAAAATTATCCACTGGATTGACTGCAAATGTTCCTGTTATTTCTTCACCGTTAGGCTGTCTAAAGTGTATGGTGCTAGTTCCTTCAGTAAAATTACCCAGTGCTGATAATACTGCATTCCAATCTAATTTTCTGTCATCGGTAAATTCTTTCTTGTCAAGTCCAAGGCTTTGTATTGCTGCATTCTGATCCACTATTGATAATTCGTAATCATTAGCAACTCCGTTATTTGCCTTGAACAATAGAACCGGATACCTTGGATTAACATAAACTACGTTAGAATCTGATTGGTTGTAAACTAGACTTGATAAATCCTTAACATCGCCATCTTCTGTGAATATGTTTGCTATTATACTTCTTACTACACCTAATTTTTTAACCTTGGCTGGTGGAGAAACATAAATTGGTATTTCAAAATCTATTGAACATATGTCTATTTCGCTGTCAGCACCTGCAGGTATGCTTCTTGAACTAAAGTTCATTCCTGTTAGTCTAACAACACTAAGACTGGTCCAGTCAATGTAGTTGTCATTGGTTTGTATTTCAAATGATGGATTAAACATAACCATGATCTGTTCAAGTAATTGTAATTTTTGATCAGTGTTCGAAGTCCATATATCACACTTGCATGTCATCATATACGGAGTAGGCATCAATCTTTCAACTGTAACATTCTTTCCTTGCGCTTCGGTATAGGTTCTGGCACCGGTTTCATCTTGTGTATATTTTT